TGGTGGATTCATTCTGGAAGACTACAGCAGTACCATAGGAAGAGTTTCCAGAGTCCCTATATGCAATCACTACCTTATTGGAACTGCTATCAAAGGTAGCTGATATATAACTGGAAATAGCACTCTCAAAGACTACAGCAGTACCAAAGCTAATAGAGGTTCCACTTACAGTTCCTACAATAGCAGTACCATAGGAAGAGTTTCCAGAGTCCCTATACGCAATCACTACTTTGTTAGAGCTACTATCAAAGGTAGCTGATATAAAAGTGGAACTAGCACTCTCAAAGAGTACAGCAGTACCAAAGCTAATAGAGGTTCCACTTACAGTCCCTACTATGGCAGTTCCGTAGTCAGAGTTTCCATTGTCTGTATATGCAATAACTACTTTGTTAGAGCTACTATCAAAGGTAGCTGATATATAATAGGAAAGAGCGGTTTCAAACACAGTGGCAGTACCAAAACTGATAGATGTCCCGCTCACTGTTCCGACAATAGCTGTGCCGTAGTTAGAGTTACCAACGTCCCTATAGGCAATAACTACCTTATTGGAACTGCTATCAAAGGTAGCTGACATAAAAGAGGAACTAGCACTCTCAAAGACTACAGCAGTACCAAAGCTAATAGAGGTTCCACTTACAGTTCCTACAATAGCAGTACCATAGGAAGAGTTTCCAGAGTCCCTATATGCAATAACTACTTTGTTAGAGCTACTATCAAAGGTAGCTGATATGTAACTGAGAAGAGCACTCTCAAAGACTACAGCAGTACCAAAGCTAATAGAGGTTCCACTTACAGTTCCTACTATGGCAGTTCCGTAGTTAGAGTTACCAACGTCCCTATACGCAATCACTACTTTGTTAGAGCTACTATCAAAGGTAGCTGATATAAAAGTGGAACTAGCACTCTCAAAGACTACAGCAGAACCAAAGCTAATTGAGGTTCCACTTACGGCTCCTACTATGGCAGTTCCGTAGTCAGAGTTTCCAGAGTCCTTATACGCAATCACTACTTTGTTAGAGCTACTATCAAAGGTAGCTGATATATCAACGGAACTAGCACTCTCAAAGACTACAGGACTGCCCGCACCCGCAGCTACCCCCTCAACAACACTAACAGTCCCATCTGCATTAACAATTACAGGTTGCCCACTAGGCAGTGTACCAGAGGCAACCGCCCGTACTTCACCATCTACAGGTGTGTTGCCTATGGTACGCATTAGCTGATCTCTTCGTAAGAAACGATAACTTCCAAGTCGTTGGCTGTGCCAGCAGTTGCTGTGATTGACTTGTCTTCCTCAAGATACAGCGCCGTGCTTTTATCTAGCGCAATCAGGGATGAATCAGCACCGACAGACGCAGTGCTTACAAGCGAGTATGCTGTGCCACCGCCAGATGCTGCGCTGTGCATGTCCACGGTAACGTCACAGGCGCTTGTGCCATCTACGTTAGCTACTTGGATCATGTTGATCTTAAAGACCTTGCCGCTTGATGCAGCATTGCTGACCAGCGTTGTCTGTGAAGTTGTAGAAAGCGCGATAGTGGCGGATTTGCCTGTGATCGTGCTTACGTTTACAATATTTGGTGCAGCCATTTTCTAGCCTCCTTTATCCAAAAACAATTGCCATAGCAATGGCCTTACCAGTTGAAATTCCTGCGCTATCAAATGATAGCGTTCCCGAACCGTCGGTTACAAGTGCTTGACCACTTGTACCATCTGCGCCGGGCATTGTCAGCGTAAAACTTGCGCTAACCGTAGTTGGCGCATCTAGCCCAACATACTCACCGCCTGCGGCGTCCTCTAATCTTAATGCCGGAGCCAAGGCCCCAGTGCCAATAAAGTCGGCTAAATCTTTTGCGCGGGTTGCCATTTATCAAACTCCTTACGGTTTAGTCGGCCAGTCGGCCTCAACAAGGTTAGGCCAATTAGCATGATCTGTGATATCACGAAGCGCCTGACGGTACGTTGTCATGTCTGCGTCCATAGTTACATCAGTCAACGCAAAGTAATCCGTACCAGCCAGCTTTGCATCACGATCCTTGCGAACCTCTTTGGCTTTAGCTGCTGTGGCATCTGCGATCTGGTCTGCTGTGAGGACGACTACAGTCTTGGTTAGCTTCCACTCACCACCAACCAGCGAAGGAACACTGCTGTGCTGTAGGCGGTGCGTCAGTGGATCGTAGGCAGGTGCTGCCTCATAACCTACAGGATACATCCCGTAAGAGGCCATCGTTGCCTCACGGATCGTCTTCGTGAAGCTGGTCTTTGGGTTGTCACGGCGTAGATCACCCACTGTATATGGGTACTGGTCTACTGAACCGCTTGTGATTTTAACGAACATTGTAATAGTCCTTTCTGTTCGGTTGAGTTATTCTGGGACGCCGAGGGAGTAGGTGTAGACCTTATCTGATGTGTATCCCGCTACAAACATTTTAGTCCCGTCAGGTTTGAAGAACAAAGCACTTGGAGTACCTTCTTGAGATGAAACGCTGAACAGTTGTAAAAAGACAGCAGTAGAAACATCCCAAGCTGTACTTAAATCATATTCAATAACACTGACACTGCCAGTAACATACATCTTAGTTCCGTCATCCTTAAAGGAAACGCTTAGTGGCCCAGTAGTCTGTGCGGCAACAGAGAACGCTTGATTGAACGAGGAACTAGAAACGTCCCAAGCGGTTGAAAGGTCATATTCAATTATGTCTTGTCCAGCAAATCCAGCCACATACATCTTAGTGCCATCAGGTTTGAAAGATAAACCGAAAGGCGCAGCATCCTGTGCGGAAACAGAGAACAGTTGGTTGAAGACTGCACTTGAAACGTCCCAAGCACTCGACAGGTCATATTCATTAACATCATCGCCAGAGTAACCAATGACGTACATCTTAGTGCCATCAGGCTTGAAAAATAAATCTGATACGAGAGTTTCTTGAGACCCTACGCTGAATAGCTGAGAAAAAACAGCCGTGGATGTATCAAAGTACGTTTCTGGGTTTACGGCTACGGCTGTCGTAGAAATGTCCCAAGCAGTGCTTAAATCATATTGGTTTACGTCATCTCCCACAAACCCGACAACATACATCTTCGTGCCATCAGGATCAAATGCAACTCCAGACGGGCTTGTTTCCTGACCAGCAACACTAAAGAGTTGATTGAAAGATGAAGTAGTAACATCCCAAGCTGTACTTAGATCAAATTCATTTATGTCATTACCGACATTTTCAGCTATGTACATCTTCGTGCCATCAGGCTTGAAGAAGAGACCCTCTGGGGAAGTGCCTAGTGCTGAGATGTTATAAAGTTGCAAGAAAGATGCACTTGAAATATCCCAAGCTGTACTTAAATCGTATTCGTTTACTTCCGCTGGGGCTTCTTGACCAAGAACATACATCTTTGTACCGTCTGGCTTGAAGAACACGCTTCTATTATAGACATTTTGACTACCAACACTGAAACTTTGAACATAAGAAGCAGTGGAAATATCCCAAGCAGTACTTAAATCGTACTCGTACACAGAGTCAGAAGTGTCCCCAAGAACATACATCTTCGTGCCGTCTGGTTTGAGGAAAACGTCAAGCATAGTATTGTCTTTACTCGCAACGCTAAAGCCCTGAACATAAGAAGCAGTGGAAACATTCCAAGCTGTACTTAGGTTGTACTCATAGACGGTATCGTTAGTATTTCCAATAACGTACATCTTCGTACCGTCAGGCTTAAAGACTACCCCGTGAGGTTGACTATCTTGAGCCGCAACACTGAAGGGCGGTATCTGTCCAAGATTATACTCATTAACATTGTCGTCGCCAAGTCCAGCAATATACATTTTAGCGCCATCAGGTTTGAAAGATATTCCACCCGGGTGATCTTCTTGTGGCCTAACACTAAAGCCGCCGAGTCTGTATTGGTAGACGCTTGCTGGCGCTGTCACCCCTGCGACGTACATATATCCGCCACTAGCATCAATAAAAATATCTCTGGGGTTAGTTTCCTGTGTTGCAACGCTGTATGTTGTGGATACAGTAGCACTGGAAATATCCCAAGATGTGCTAAGATCGTATTCAGTTACATCATTTCCAGTGTTACCCACTATGAACATTTTAGTGCCATCAGACTTAAAGGAAATCCCTTCAGGCGCACCGTCTTGTGCGCCTATACTAAGGCTCTGCAAAACTGATGCAGTAGTAACATCCCACGCCGTACTAAGATCGTATTCATACACACGATCAGCACTAGCATCGACAGTATACATCTTCAAACCATCGTCCCGAAAAAACACACCGTTCGGTTGGTTCGTTATCGAAAAGTTTTGCAGGTAGCTTGCTGTAGAAATATCCCAAGCAGTGCTTAGATCGTATTCACTAATCTTATCACTGCTAGGACCAGTAATGTACATTTTACTACCATCGGGCTTGAAGAAGATGCCTGATGGATTTATGTCTTGGGCTGAAACGCTAAAGCGTTGGACGTATGTAGCAGTGCTTACTAAATACGGTGTGCTAAGAGTAAACTCATTTACATCATCACCAGTACTGCCAACAACGTACATCTTGGTTCCGTCTGGCTTTAAGAATATACCTCTTGGGGAAGTTTCGTATGCCGCCACACTAAAGGAGGTGGTATAAATCGCAGTAGATAAATCCCAACCAAGAGGATCATCATAATAAGCATAAGACAAGTCCCATGCGCCTACGTCACCACCAACACCAGCAGCAGCTTGCAACATCTTTTTCTTAGTCGCCATATCTATAGCTCCTTATACTGGTGTTGCGATTGCTTGACCTGCCGTAAAGCCATACCATGTTGTTCCACCGTCACGGGTAGTGAACACGAACACATCTATTGCACTAGCAGTATCAGTAAGTACGGGTGCTGTGGCGGCAGGGAAGTCAACAGAGCTAGGCCATGTTACTGTATAACCAGAGGCAGATGCGTCTTGGATGATCTCAATGCTGAACGTGTAGCCTGTGCCAGTTGCAGGTGGGTTACTGAAGGTGAACGTAGTGTTCTCTGTCAGTACGTGGCTGAAGCTGTTGCCTGTCTCGCAGTTGACTGTAGTAGCGTTGCTTGTAGATGTGACAGCGGCATAAGTCTCGTTGTAGCTGTCGGCTATAAGCTCGCCCGTAATAT